AAATATACTTTTGTTTTACCTGTTTAAATCGTAATTCTATGTTCTCCAAACGCTCGTCTGATCCATCTCCTTTTATAAAAGCCCTGGTTAGAATATCGAATTCATTGTTCAAATTTACTAAATAATCTGATTCTAACAAATTTTTATTGGCTTCAAGTACAGGTGTAAACTCGTTTGCCCCGAACGTAACGCCTGAACCTTCCCATAATTTAACCTCTGTTATTTCAAAATGTCCTCCCTCAGATAACGTACTATCCTCTATGAATTCAATCTTGTCGCTTATGTAATTAAATCCTATTGAATGCTCTCTTAATATGCCGTCCTGATAATCAAAAAGTGCATTTTGTCCCTTGGTGCTCCTGCCTAGTTTGCTCACGAATTTAAGCCCCTGTTTATCTTCTTCCAGTTCTGTAATCATCCCAATCTGATGATCCCAATCGTGATTTCTCAGGTGCGCTATCTTCCTGTTACCGCTGGATTTTGGGCCGCGTTCAGCTATTGATTTAGCAAAGGCTCCCTTTCGTATAACATCGAAATCAGAGTCTATAATATCAAATGCACTGAAAACCCCTTTAACTATTCCATTCTCCTGGTCAACATCCTTTACATCTAAAATAAAACTTCTGGTTTGGTATGCGGTCCTTAGTTTTTGCTCTATTGTTTTCATGCCTATAAGTTTAATAATTGTCTCACCTCTTCATCGCTTAATTTATCAACTATTTTATTTGCCAGCAACGGACTAACGGATCTCAGTATTTCCAATTGTGGGCTTATCTGTCCTTCTGGTGTTACAATTGATATGGCCGCCTCTTCAGTAAATCCAAACTCAGTACTTAGCAATCCAGATTTTGCTGTTGATGATATAGGCATGTTTAGAATATTAGAAATTCCTTGCATTCTTATACGGTCTTTTTCGGCTTCGAGTTTTTGATCTGCCTGTAATACTTCAATTTTACTTAAATCAAGATCTATGAAATACCTTGATTTTCCGTTTGGAAAGTCTCTTTGATTAAATTTTTCTACTACTGCTTTTTCAAATGTCTTTACAACCAGCCAAACGTTTGGAATAACGGCACATGTAATATGTGATTTCTCAGCCGTTTCAAGATTTCTAAATGAAGCATTAACAGGGTCATTATACAGGATGCTTTTAGTGTCGTATATCGAACACAGATCGCGAAATTTCATGATCTTACTTTCAATTATTTTTAACTGATTAGGTGCTAATCCAAGGCGCGTGAATTTTACCTTAGCGGATGACTGTACGACTTTGCCAAAATTTCTTATACCCGCAACAAGCTTGTCCAACATGCCTTGTTGTTGTTCCCTTTCTTTCTCGGTTAAAGGCAATTCAGACTCATTTGAAAGTATACCAGCGGCCCCCTTATGTTCTAATATGTTTGCGTTCGCCTCCTGATTGTTATTCAGGCTTATTAGCGTAAGGTATCCCGCAACCAATGGGGAAAGCCCACGTAATTGCATGGTTCCTTCTTTGGTAGGATTTGCATATTTAAGGTGATCAACCTCCTCTAATGGAATAATTATACCTCCTTCAAATGTGTATTTAACAGGGAAATAAAGCGTTCCCTGCTTACCTACTTTTATCTCAATAAATTGCGGGTTCAATAGGCTAACCTCTGCGGGTACTGTAAAGCCTATAGGTATTATTGAGCGCTGGAATGTTTCACCTGACAACAGTAAAAACAATAATGAATGTTCTACGAATTGCTCCCGTGTCTGTGTTATATTCGGTTGCTTAATCAATTTCAACAGTTCATCACTGTTCATTGAATCGCCTTTCTCTACAGTCCTGACCTCTCCGTTGTCGTTAATCTTAAGTACCCACGGTATTGATTTACCGTTTCTTGCTATCTTTGATGTAACCGAATATACATCAGAGCTGGTAATATAGCCTTCTTCGTATGGAAATGTTTTGTTATTCTGTGATATGCTTCTTCGCTTACCGAATCCAAGCAAGTGAAAGCCGTGATCGGTTAATTTATGAACAGATTCTATTAACCCCATATTTTTGCACTAGTGTTGTAGCCCATATAAGCATACCGTGAAGCATTCCAAAAGTGATCGTTACCATCTTCCGGTTGATTAATTTCTATGCCATGTATCATTTTCCACATGTAATTTTCCGCTTCTGTTTTAGCAAATTTATAAAATTTATTCCGAATAATGTGTATGGTGTATTCATTCATTTGACCGATCCAATAAACCACGTTCTTTGTTTTGCTTACTTTTCTGGCAGAATAACCCGCATTTCTCATTCCCTTAACCATGTTTTGTACCCCGTAATCTTTGGATACATACTTATCTGAACTATCACAAATAATTGGGGTAAGCTTTGGAATATCCATGTTATCCAAGTAGTCTACAATTACATTTTCTGTTTCCATGCAAGAATACGAAAGCAATTCAAGGTAAATATTCTTTCCTTTCTGTCCATACTTTACCAGTGCGTTAGGGTCTGCGGTAAACCCAAAGTCATTCCCAAAGATATAAGCCAATCCTTCGGGCCATTCATTAATTACTTTATGGTATGGATGAATTAGTCCAGTCATTGCACCCCTCAATCCAAGTCCGTACACCTTCCACCTGAATACATCCGCTGTTGGCTTCTTATCCTCTCCAAGTTCGTTTACGTATGAGCAGTTGGTTGGATGTGGTGGTGGCTGGTTCTTATCGCTTACCGGATAGCCTTCATACATGATGATTCCGTTCTCAACATAATAACTGCCCGGCTCCCATGGTTCGTACGCCTCGATTATAGATATGCCAACATCAGATAAATGCTTATTATTCCTGTAAGTGGATCTAGTGTAGTTCGTATTTGGCTGTCCTTCAAAATCAAAGGCCCAATGCTGTGTAAATTTTGGGTTCCAATCTCCTATAACCAACTTCCTGCACCTCATAATCAGGCCTTCAACAGCGGTCTTTTCCATTTCTAACATCTCGTTAAAAAATGAAATGTCAGTCGGATAAGCCTCTTCCTTCTCTTCCGGCAAGCCTTTAAAATAAATAGTATTTCCAAATATTTTTACTTCTGGTTTGGATCGTTCAGAAATATATTCAACGTCAAAGCCAGTAACTTTTATAAATTTCTGGAAGTCTTTGAAAGTTAATTCACGGGCGTTAACAAGGGTATCGCGGAATATGTAGATGTCAAGATCCTTTCCCCTATTATGATCGCAGATAGAGTACAAGAGGTGGTATGTGTCCCACGTTTTCGAGGATCTGGTACCGCCCTCATTGAATATTTTAGTTAGGTTTTTGCTATCCTTGTTATCGGCCACAATTTCAGCCATTTTGAAATACAAAGGGTTGGGGTCAAATGGCATGTTTCAGAAATAGTTATATTTAAATGGTGTTTTACCGTACCTAAACTAGATAAAGTACAATTTCTACATGCTTAAATCTACGTTTTTGCCGTCGTTTATGATCGTTATTGGTGGTTGAACTGGTTTAGATTGACTATTGTCAGCTTCATAGAACCCTATGTGCCTGTTGATCTTCTCTATAGTCCATTCCTTGCCGTGTAGCTTTAATTCTATGCCGTTAGCAGTGTTCTTGATGGACTCAACGCACATTAATTGCTCTTCTGTGAGTTTGTTAAAGTCCTTGAATGATACAACACCTTTATCAAATTTTATGTACTCATTAATGTTTGAACTGCGCAATATGTTAAGGTGGTTTAGTATTTCTTCCTGCGTAACTTCCAGTTTTTCAGCACGTTTCGCCTTCAATTCACTTATTCTTTTTTGAATAATAGGTTTTGATAGGTTCTCACTACCCATTTCTTGCGCTGTTTTTTCACTATAACTAGCCCTTATGCATGCCTGTGTTGCGTTTAGGTCTATCAGGTATTGCTGACAGAATTGCTCCTGCTTATCGGTTAGTTTTTTAGCCATGTTTTAATATTGTGATGCGACCACTTTCAAATCTTGAAATAGTGTGTACAATCCCTTTTTTATTTGTAATCTCATAAGTTTTAGGCGTTTTAATTGTACTACATAACGTCCATCCGCATTCTTTGCATTGACATTTATAAATTTGTACTGTTTTTTTAGCCATTTTAATCAATTAACACGTAAGTTTTTATAGTGCCTTCTTTTGTTACACGGTCAATGAATTTAGTATTTCCTGTTTTTTCTATGATTTCACCAGTTTCAGTGTTTTTATAGCGTCTCAGCTTATTTTCTGCCTTATTGTTTAATCTCTGCTTTTCCATGGTTTTTTATGTAGAATTCTACTAATTGGATTAACACTCTACCTGTAATTGTTTTATGAGAGAAAGAAAACCTGTTATATTCCTTCTCAACATGATCACGGTCTGATTCAGGCATGTTTATTATGTCAATATCATACTCTTTTTCCTTCTCTAAAAGGTACGTATGTGATGCTTCGTGGTCCAGGTTATACATGAGTAGCTCATCCATGACCTGCTTAATATTGATTATTTTCGGTTCTCCCATGTCAATTATCTCTTATTTTCCGTTCAAACACGGCACTGCCGCACCCTTTACACCTTTTTGCAGTCTTTTCTATACCGCAATGGTTGCACAAAAATACGTATTTAATTTCTTCTAGGAGTTTTGGCAGTTTTCTAACAATTGCACCCACCCCCGTTTTGTTTTAGTTTCTTCATGATAGTTTATATTACTGTATCTCTTAATTTTTGCAATTCGTTTTCATAATAATTTTCATAATTTATTATTTGAGCAGGAGTTGAATTAGGCGGCGGTATATTGAATTTCCATCTATAACCACCCATAAGCTTACATTTACACCGTGAGCACCTTGTTGTTGCGATGTACTCCTTTGTTTCTTCCAAATGCTTCTCAACATCTCCATGCCCAATAAAGGCGCATACAACTATGTTAAACAGCTTAATCATTGGTTAGTTTATTATACGTTGAAAATATGATTGAGTTCATTGTTGCCACTATAAATATAGTCGGTATTGTCCACCATGACAGGTTCCAAAAGGTTAATTCCATTACGATGGTGTATACAGATGCCATACAGGTAATACAGCCTATAAGGGGCTTTAAAATGTAAATTAAGAATTGATACATTACGCGATCCCTACTCGATATTAGATACGTTGCGCTTGTAGACGGGTAGGTTGTGCAAGCATGGTCTGAATCTTTTTTACATTGTTGTAAATACTCATAAGGCCACCGGAGGAAATACAGGATCATGCCTTTATCGGATGATATGCGCAACCCTGTACATGCAAGGCTAATTATTAAGGATTTAATCAGTATGTCCATTGCTCAAATATATCGTTTTTTATCATAAAATCCATGCTTTCCGGTACTTACCTTTGAGAACTAAATGAAACTATGACTTTGCGTACATTGGATTAGGTTCGTTTAGTTTGACTGCTATGCAAATATCTGTCAGCGTATTACTTTACTTAATTGGTCTGTCATAGTTCTGTTCCTTTAAAGCTTTTCAAGTTCCACCATAATAGACAGCCATTTGTCATTATCTTTTTCCCATTCTTTAAATGAACTGAACGGAGTGTTATTTTTGCCGTATATGTGAGTATTACAACATATAATAGCGCACTGTTTGGAGTTTTCATAATCCCTGACAGTTAATCCGGCCGAATAAAAAAAATCATTTATTAGTTGTATGGCTTCCTCTTTAGCTTCCATCTTACTGCTGTTTAATCTATTAGATTTAATGCTTCATTTAACCCATATTCATAAGCCTGTTCAAAGGTTTCAAATGATTCTATTCTTACGTTTTTTAGCCTCCATGTATCTCCTTTTAAATACCATACGTAACATTCGTATTTCTCCTGTACAGGATCAAACTTAGGCTCTACATGTATACCGTGATTCTCCCTTAACCATCGGGCAAGTACTGATTTAGTACTAACTTTTACAACATCTCCAAACCCCCTTAAAGTATTTTCATCTTCAGAAGTATCTGCGCCTATACCTACATTTACACAGTCATATAATTCCTCACCAATGTCATCCCATTCAGGATAAAAATATCTTACTACAGGGTCAAATCCTTTCTCCTTAGCCAGTACGGCTGTCTCGTGTGTTATCAGTTCTTCCATAGTTTCAATTATTACCAGTCAACGCTGTCAAATAACATCTTTGTATGTATGTTTTCAGTACGAACCATCCCGTCCATTCCTCCGGTATTATCTTCATATCTTTTATTGTTTTCATCTAAAGGACAAATTGCCAAGTAGCCGCCTGCAAATAGTATTAAGCTGTTAGGGGCTTTTTTCATTACTCTTCTGAATGACTTAATCCATTTAATTTCCTCTTCAGTAAATTCTCTGTAATTATCCATAGTCGTATAATTTTTAATTAACCTTTTCAAGGTAATTTTCAACAGGTTCCCATTCATCATTAGTAAGCAAAAAATCTTTCCACTGATAATATGACCTTTCATTTTCAAGATTTATACCTGTTTCCTGTGTTGTCTCCTTAAAATGTTTTAGGTCCTTTTCATTAAGCTTATACCAGCCGTCTAAGCGGGTTTCGTTCCTTTCGTACGGCTTCCTCCTGAATGAAATAATACAGCACAGGAGTGCAACCGCTAAGGCCGTGAAGGTGTATATGTAGTCTAGTAGTTCCATTGTCTTATCTTTAATTAATATTAAGCATTACAGAGTCTAAGACGCAACCGATTTGATCAACAAACCGTTCCTTATCAATAAATCTGTTTTCTCCGTGTACTCCTGGTTTAAAATACCCTTGTTTTAACCCGAAACTTAAAACCCGGTCATCACTAAACGCACCTGATTTTACCACTGTTAAATCCTTACATTCTGGATTATTTTTGGAGAATTCTTGCAGTTCTTTAATATATTCTTCTAGTGTCATAATCAATTATAATTAAATACCGT